AGCGGCTTGTTGTATGCTATGATGGTTGAAACACAGGAGACTATTGGAATGATTCACGATTTTAATTATGTTTGGGGAATGGTACGCGATCTTAGGGCAACTAGCAGCACTATTGACAAGCAAGGAATTATTGAGGATTATTGCAACCACAATAGTGAGGCCGCAAATTTTGCTAAAAAAATTCTGCTCTATACATATCATCCTCTTTGGCAGTATAATGTTACTAGCGACAATCTAAAAAAGAAAAACTTTCTTAGAGGCAAGTCATACAAAAATTTCTTTGATTTGCTGAATGATTTAAAGAATCGTGTTATTACGGGTCATGATGCTATTGGAGCAATAAACTCCTTTATAGATGCTCACTCGAATAAATCCAATATTGAAGAACTTATTCATTGTATCATTGATAAAGATTTGAAGACAAGGGCTGGAGATAAGATTATTAATAAGGCTATTCCAGATCATATTCCAGAGTTTAGTGTCGCACTTGCTGATAAATATGATCCAGATATTGTAGATTGGAAGGACGGTTGGTATGTTAGTCGCAAAATTGACGGTGCTAGATGTATTGCTATTGTTGATGATAATGGTAGCACTACTTTCTACTCCCGTACAGGAAAGAGTTTTGATACTCTCGATGTTGTTGCTGGTGGCATTAAGGCTCTTGGTATCTCTAATGTAGTGCTTGATGGTGAGCTTTGTCTTGTTGACGAAGATGGTAACGAAGATTTTCAGGGAATTATGAAGCAACTCAAGAGGAAAGATCATACTATTCCAAATCCATCGTATAAGATTTTTGATATGATTAGTCATGATGAATTTTATAGCAAAAAAGGGAATCCTAGTAACACATATTCTTATCGCTATAAAAGTTTGTGCTATCAAATGAGGAACAACGAATGTCCATGTCTTTCTGTTCTAGATCAAGAATTTATTGCTGATGATGATCATTTTGCCGAATGGACTGCTAAAGCAGATAAATTGGGATGGGAAGGTGTTATGCTTCGATCTGATGCTCCATATAAGGGTAAAAGAAGCAAGGATTTACTAAAGTATAAAAGTTTCTTTGATGATGAATATGAAGTGGTAGACACAGAAATGGGTCCGTTTCGATATATTCTAAATGGTAAAGAGCATGAAGAAACCATGTTAAGTTGTGTAACTATTAATCACAAGGGGTATAGCGTGCGTGTTGGTAGTGGATTTAGTATTGAACAGCGTCAAGAATTCTATAAGAATCCTAGAAAAATTCTTGGACAGATTATCACGGTTCAATACTTTACCGAGAGTAAAAACCAAGATGGAGGTTTGTCTTTACGCTTTCCAACTTTTAAAATCTTACACGGTAGCAGCAGAACAATCTAAAGAAACAGGTCTTGACAAGCCGATACTAACAGTGTAGAATCGGTAGTGTTGTCGATTTACTAATTTTGGAGCATACAATGGATACTCTCTTGGAAAAGACCGAAAAGAAAACCAATTATTGCAGGAGCAAGGCTGATGAATTTTTTACAAACTTCCCTAGAGAAAAGATTGTCTCATATAAAGAATACTGGGAGAGTGTACGACCACAGAATACCGCTGATATTTTTAGGCGTTATCTCTTTGCTTATTGCTCTGTTCACACTACTTGGAAAGGTAATTGTTCCGGTTATCAAGCCATTAAGAATTTTAATGAATGGATTGATGATCAGGAAATACTGAGACAAAAATTAGCAACGTCCGGTGTTGGTCTCCATAATAATCGTACCAAATATATTTGGAATTTTAGTCAGCAGTTCTGGCAAAACCCAAAAGATTTTTATTTGACAACTAAGAAGTATCACGTTAGGAAACGAGACTCAATAGTCGATAGAATTATGGGTCTTGGCATGGCTAAAGTTAGTTTTGCTCTTGAAATGATTCACCCTAATGAGTGCAGAGTTTTGTGTGGAGATGTTCATCAACTTAGGCTTTACAACATGGAGCATCTTACATATAATAAGAGTAGAGAAGGCACTAAAAAGTATAAACAAATGGAGCAGCATTGGAGTGTTAATTGTGGGAAGCTAAAAGTTCCTTCTTATATTGCTCGTTCTATTTACTGGGACGCTCTACAAAAGAAAGACGATAGTAGGTACTGGAGCTATGTGTTAGAATCCTAATATGGAACAAAATTTTCCATCGAAATCCGTGAGGTTCTTTCCGTGCTGGAATATGTATGATTCAAGTCAAGTGGTCGGTTTTCTAAATATGGTAATACATATACTAGACATAAAGAGTCCAATAGAAAACTGGGTTGAATTAGGTTCATTTATTGGCGAATCAGCAAACATGGTTTTAGGATTTCCAAACATAAAACATATAGATTGTGTTGACTTATCTAAACATCTTATAACTGAGACTGAAAAAAGATTAAACAGATTTATACTGAATAACAGGTGTTCTGTTCATAATAAGTCATCTTATGATTTTCTAAAACAGATTCCAAATAATTATATGGATGTAGTATATATAGATGCTAATCATAGTTACGAATCTGTAAAGCAAGATATAGAATTATCTTTTGAGAAACTCAAAAACGATAGTTTCTTATGTGGGCATGATTATAATCCAGAACATAAACCGTTTCCTGAATCTAATCAAGCCATAGAAGAATTTTCTGGAAAAAATGGTTTGGAAATTATTAGATTTATAGATAATAGCTGGATTATGAGAAAGACATAATATGTCCCAAAATGGTAAAGGGTCTAAACAAAGACCAAAAGGTGTTGATCAAAAAACCTGGGCAAAAAACTACGAAAGAATTTTTAAACATGGGAAACGTAACAAATCTAAGAGAAAATAAAACTCTTTTTGTTCCTTGTGATTGTCGTAGTGAAATTCTAATGATAGAATACGACCATAGTTTACGAATGGCTGACTTTGCTATATATGAAACTTTTGCTGCTTATCAGAATAAGATGTCATTATGGCAGAGAATAAGATACTGTTGGCAAGTTTTATGGAAACACAAACCCTATGCTGATTATATGGTATTGAGCAATAAACAACTTAAAGAACTAAAGTCTTTTCTTTGCAGTCTAGACCTATAAGGTGTATTATTATTCATCAATCGTTGACTTGAATCCTTCTAGGAGATATGCTATGCAAAATTTCAAAAAGTCAATAACAGATGAACTAATCATAAAAAATAAATACTTGCATAAAGCTTTAGACCAAGCCAATGAAATAATTAAAATTCTAGAAGAAGAAAATTTAAGACTAAAAGACGTTCTTACAAATCTAGCGTCTTTAAATAAACAAGATTTGGAACAGATTATTGAGGCACCAAATGATAGGTTCTGTACGGTCTAAACTTAGCCGTATTGTAACTCCCATCAACGATCATCAATTCTTGATAGAGGGAGAAATAGATTTTGCTAGATTTGGTTTTCAGTCAGATCAATACAGCTTAAGTTTTGCAGATATTCAAGGCGGTCCTTTTGTTCATATTGGACAAGACTTCTTTGGAAAAGGAATAATCGATCATATCGAAAAAATTGACAGCGGCAAAGAAGAATATATCATACTAAAGATCACTGTCAGAAACAATAAAATAAAGGAAAAACAATGATACACGAAATTGTACCACTCGTAGGAATTGAATACGCTCTAATACTCAATGGGATTAATCCAGAGATACTAAAAAATATGACAATCACAAAGTCCTATGAATAGAAGACATTTTTTAAATCATCTAGCCGTATCTGGTGCTGTTGGATCTTCTGCTATTAATTTTATTAATAGTATTATGGCAAATGCTTCTGATATACAGAAAAAATCTAAATCTGTAATCTTACTTTGGATGGGTGGTGGTCCAAGCACTATTGATCTTTGGGATTTAAAATCTGGTACTCCTACCGGCGGAGAATTTAAGCCTATCAGTACAAGTGCCGATGGTATACAAATTTGTGAACATCTACCAATGATCGCACAACAAATGCATCATTTAAGTATTGTTCGTAGTATGAGTACTAGAGAAGCGGACCATACTAGAGGACGATATTATATGCATACTGGTTTTGTTCCCAATCCTAATATAGAGCATCCTAGTTATGGGAGTGTAATTTCTCACGAATTAGTACATAATACGTCTCAACTAGAAATTCCTGCCTTTGTTAGTGTTGGTGGTGGTAGCATAGGGCCAGGATTTTTAGGAATGACATATGCTCCGTTTGTTGTTGATAGCAATGGTAATATTCGTGATCTAAATGGAAGCATAGATCAACAAAGAATGATTGATAGACTTGCTATGTTATCATCTATCGAAGATAATTTTATCAGTCAAAAGAGGGGTTCTGCTGCTGCTGAACACAAAAAAGTTGTAGATAAAACAGTAAAACTGATGACTAGTAAACAAATGGATGCTTTTAAGGTCTCAAAAGAACCACAGGAAGTTCGTGAGAGATATGGTAATACTGGATTTGGACGAGGATGCTTGATGGCTCGTAGATTAGTAGAAATAGGTGTACCATTTATAGAAGTAGACTTAGGGGGCTGGGATAATCATAGCGATATTTTCCCAACTCTTAAAAACCAAAAACTTCCAGAACTTGATAAAGCAATGAGTGCTTTAATAGAAGATTTATCAAACAGAGGTCTTTTAGATTCAACAGCAATACTATGGATGGGAGAGTTTGGTCGAACGCCAAATATTAATGGTAGTGCTGGTAGAGATCACTGGGCAAGAAGTTGGAGCGTTGTTGTTGGTGGAGCAGGATTTAAGAGGGGCGTTATTGTGGGAGAAACTAATAATGATGGCAAAGAAGTTATCTCCGAGCCATACTCGTCACAGGATCTTATGGCTAGTGTTTTAAAGTCTATTGACATATCTTTGGAAACCACTTTTACTGCTAAAAATGGTCGTCCAATGAAAATTGCTAACTCGGGGCGTGTTATAAAAGAACTTTTCTAGAGACAATATTATGGTAGATATCCGTAAATTATTGTCATCAGATTGGCTAGAGTCAATTAGTATATCTATTTTTTTGTATGCATTAGTATTTTCACTACTATCTTTTATATCTATTTCTGCTCATCAAGAAAAACGGGTTTGTTTAATTATAGAATCATTGCCAATTGAAACCGAACCACAAGATATTTCAGAATCTTTGAAAGATATTTCTACATTCGATCAAGAAGTTAGTATTCTTAAAGCCCCATCAGAATCAATGCTATCCTTGCCAAAAATGGTTGAGGATACAATCGTATCAATAGAGCTTCCATCTACAGTAGATGATTCAGAAATTGTATCTTCTAAGATTTCTTCATTGCTAGACAATATTAATGAGAAAATTTCTGTGGGAGAAGAGTCTATTAATCATTCTACTAATATTGGAGGAGTTTTGGATAGACTAACAGTAGAAATACTAAATAATGCACAAAGTAGAAACTTAAATGTAGTTTGGTTATTTGATGCTTCTATTAGTTTATCTAAACAAAGAGCAGAAATAAAAAATAGATTCCAAAAAATTATCGATGAAATCAGATATGACCATAGTATTTCTGCAAATATAAATCACACTATAGCATCTTTTGGATCATCATGTTCCATATTAACAAAGGAACCAACGAATCAATTAGACCATCTTATTGCTAATATAGATAAAATTATCCTAGATGAATCTGGAATTGAAAATGTATTTGCGGCAATACAGAATATTTGTCAAGCATATAAAAATCATAGAAATATGATTATAGTATTTACTGATGAGGTAGGTGACGATGTTAATCTTTTAGATAAAGTATCATCAGAAGCAAGAAAAAAAGCTACAACAATTTATGTTGTCGGACCTCCGGCACCATTTGGCTTAGATAAAATACAATTCAAATATGTTGATCCAGATCCTAAATATGATCAGAATGAGAAGTGGGTAGAAATAAGTCAGGGTCCAGAAACACCATTCAAAATGACACTAGATTTACATACTCTAGATATAGATAAAGTGGGTATTGATAGTGGATTTGGACCGTACGGTTTAAGTAAACTATGTATGGACACTGGAGGAATATACTTTGCTGTTCATCCAAATAGAA